GTTTTTGGGATGTAAGATACTAACGACTGACCTTACAAGTTGTTTAATCTTGGTTTCCGTGTTTTTTGTTGCGATCAGAAGGTCGGCGTAGGTATCGTTAACCAGAGCCTCGACGGACTCCCTCGCGAGAAGCGAGAAGGAAGCCAGGGAAGCGGCCTCCGCGAGCGAAGACGCTTCCCCGATTGCGACCAGGGTTCGAGCTTGACCGTCCTTAAAGGCTTTGGCAACGGTTTCCTCGCACCATTTTTTCGTATCCTCGTCGAGCTGCCTTAAAATAAAAGCAATCTGGTTCAGTAATGACTCGGCGTGTTGCCGTTCGATTCCGAACCGGATCGTTTTAAGTTGTGCAGCGGTTTCCTTGAAAGCCCGTTTATAATACTCGACCAGCCGAGCTTCATCCCGGCTATACTTCGGTTCCGGTACTTGGCGAAAGCCAGCCATTATTGATCACCCCCGGCCTCCACGGTTTTGGCGAGGTCTGGAGTGTCCTGGTTAAAGATCGAAGGGTCGGCGACTGCTTCCTCGTCTTTGATTCGTTTGAGTTCAGCGTCGGCCTGTTCTTCCGTCAGCCCGTCAAGTTTCATAAGAGCGGTCTTCTGACTGATCGTCGCCTTACCGGCAGTCCTGATTTGAGCGACCGTCGCCATTTCCATTTCATCGTTAGGCAGACCGTCAGCAAACTGGATTTTCGGGACCGTAGCTTCGTAACCTTGTTTACCAAGACGAGCCTGTTCCAGCAATTGAGCGGTATACAGAACCCGGCGTAAGCCCTTGTCGTAATACTGGCGTTTCCGGTTGATCTTCGCGAGAAGACTGTTCATACGCCACTTAATCGACAGCCCGGAGCTGCCGGACGTACCGGAGTCGCCCCGGCCCAGTGCCACAGCAGGAACCTCGGCGTTCACCAGGAGGATGTCGATCAGCTTTTCGACCTCCAGGAAAGCCGCCTGGAGCTGCCCGTCCCAGGTAATGTACTGAGGGATCATATCGTCTTTACCCAGGAGTTCGAATACCTTGTCGATCCCGATACGGAAGATCGGGTTCCCGTTCTCGTCCTCGCCCAGCGTCCCGGTCGGCACAGCGATGGCAGGGTCAGCGTGTTTGTCCAGGATCACCGCGATCTGGCTCAGACGGTTATTAATCTCGTCGAAGATCGGCTTGTTCTCGGAGAGGTCATCAATCCCGGCCCAGCTCTCGTCGGTCGCGTAGTTCGGAACGTGAACTACCAGGGGAGCAGGGACTCCCGTCTCCACCTCAGAGGCAGCGTCCAGGATTTCAGCGTAAATTCGCCATTCGGTAATCTCGTTATCCACGGTTAGCGTGATCGGTTTCATACGGAACTTTCGGTACTGGATAACACCGGGATAGTGACTTTCTACGTTAAGAATCCAGTCTTCACCGTCCCGGCCCGTGATCATTAACGGGAAGGCGATATGATACCCCAGGATTTTATTAGCGTCTCCCGGCACAGTCTCAGGGAAGACGTACTCGGCGTTTTGAGCTTCGATGTAAACCTTGAACGGGTCGTACTTCTTGTCCACTCTCCCCCCGTAATACTGCCCGTAACGAACCTTGTAAAAAGAATCGCCCCGGTAAGCATTACCCAGAGCGGACTCGTAGTTCGTGATATTCAATTCGTTGTTAGAGACGAACCGCTCGATGGCTTGCTGCTCTGGAGCATCGTCCGTTTTCCCGGCTGAATAGTGAGGCGACTCGCCGAACAGGAAGTCTGCGGACTTTTTACAGATAATTCCCGGCAGGTTCGCTGCAATATATACGATCTCGTTCTGCCTACGGGAGAGGCTGTCCTGCACCCGTTTAAATACGTCGAAATGGTTCCCCAGGAACAGCTTTTTATTGTCTCGGTAACGCTTGATCCTGGCCCGATGAGCGACGGGAGGGTAATACTCCCCAATACCGAAAAGAGACAAAGCTCTCGACCTCCTTTTCACATCTCATTAACTTGTCTCGCTGTCCGGACACTTTACAAGCCCTTCGGCTTTTTGTGGAATCCTTTTCTTTTCCCGGCCCCGGCGAGTTCGACTGCCATTTGCAGAGCATCAGGGAGGTCGTCGTGGTCGTGGGACGGATACTGTTCGAGCATTTCCAGCAGCAGCCTTTGACTCCTCATAAAACGAAGAACCCCGTTTTCGATTAGGGGTTCCAGGGACTCGATCCGTTCTTCTTTTTTGGTTCGGCTGGGTATCGGCTTGAGTTTGGTTCCGTAAATCCGTTCTTTCGGGAGCCTTTCTTGGAGCTGGCGAAAGAGGTCGATCTGAGCCTGTACGGTTTCAACCCCGAATATCTTCTGGCGGTATTCCTTGATCTTCTCGATAGCCACGTTAAGAGCTTCATGGGCAGGACACTTCTTCGCCCAGGTATCCACGACGTACAGGACTCCGGTCTTCCTGTCCCGGCCAACGGTCACGATCGCGTTATAGTCGGAGCGACTGCCTTTCCCGAAGGCGATGTCCCAGGCTGTAAAATAGTCCAGAGGGAGCGATTTCCCCCGGCTGTCCTGTAAGTCTTTGTAGTCGAAATAGGTAAACGTCGCAGGTCGGAAAATCTGAGTCTCCTCGTCAATCGGGTTGTTCAAGAACTCGGAACCGAACGCCCGACTCCCGATATTGACCTTCTCCATCATCAGTTTGCTGTACGAGAACCGGGAGGCCCAGAGAACTTCGACACCCTTGTCCATCTTGTCTTGGTTCCGGTAGTAGAACGCCAGAGCGTCGTCCAGTCTTTCCTCGTTCTCAGGGTTCCGGTAGATTTCCTCGAACTCGGCCCAGAGGTCTTCCCGGTCTGGAGGCGAAGTCGGCCCGTCCCAGGATCGACGGGAGCAGTCCGCGAGCGTGGACGATCGTTCCCATGTAGACGAAAGCAGTTCGGGCAGGGTCGCCAATCGGGATAACCACGGAGTTAAACCAGTAAAGGTTCTTGTCGCGGAGTTCTGGAGTGTTGGTGTTTTTCGCCGACTCCAGGTCATCACAGATTACAAGGTCAGGACGGTAAGAACCGTTCCTCTTGCCTCGGAGCTGCTTACCCATTGAGGCAGCTTCGACGAGAATTCCGTTCGTGGTCAGGAAGGCTTCCTGGTTGTCGCGAGCGTTCTGAGATTTCTGGGGAGTCAGGAATTCGCCGAAGTCCTCGCGGAGCTTCTTGTTAAACTTGAGCTGCAAGGACACCCACTCGATGAACTTTTTCGCGGAGGTATCCGTCTCGGAAATAATGAGCAGGTACTTTCTCTTGTCAAAGCAGATTTGATGAACCGGGAAACAGTTCGACAGGTACGCACTCTTGGCGTGGCCCCGTGGTGCTGCCCAGGCGATCCGAGTGGTCGGGTTCGTGTTGGACACCTCGTCTAGCTGTTCGCAGAGTTGCCCGTGGAACTTCGGAGCGTCATCGAGCGTAGTCCCGGCAGGGATCAGGTTTTGGTCGTTTATGGGGTTCCGGTCGTCGCTAAAATACTCATACATGAAATAGAGAACGTCGTTTTCGGAGCGGTCGATCCGCTTGAGCTTTTCGATTTCCCGAAGATCGATGAGATAATCCTTTTTATGTTCAGGCGTGAGGTTCCCGGCCTTGTGTGCCTTTCGGTATAACTTTGTTCGTAATTCTAGCAGCTCGATCCGTTGCTTCCTGCCTTCCTTGTTTAAAAAGTCTATGCCTTTCACCCCTTCCCCCCTGGTATGCCTCCCATAAGGCCACAGCTCCCCTTTAGGGGCTTCATATTACGTAATATTGCGGGGAACATAAAGAAAGACGCTAAGGAGACTTCCTGTAGCGTCTTAGTCGGATTTATCCTGGTTTAGTAGTATTGGCTAGTTGAAACACTTTCTTGTTTTGTGCATTGCCTCTGCTATCGTGCTGAAACATATCCAAAGTGATATTGACTATTTGAAATGACCTTATCAAGTGATGTGCCGGTGCTTTTTACAATTAAGTTACTCGCTGATAGTATAGTTTCAGGCTTAATATTTTTGATCTTAATCCAAATACGAGCTTTCTTAACCCATACACCAGGAAAACCATTTGGCTCAGGGCAGGAAGCAGGTTCAGTGGAGGAAAATATGTCAAGAACGTCGGCATTGTAGCTAATGTCATTTTCTCCCTCAGCATCCTGACCAATTGCAAAAAGAATCTTTACTACATGTCCTCTCTCAATTGCTTGTTTAAAAATTGATACCTGTTTTTTAGACATTCCATAAAATAGACTTTCCGTTGAAAACCAAGTATAGCCTCTTGTGTTTTCGTCTTCGACGTAAACTTGAATTGTTTCATGACCATCATAACTATTTCCATTTATATCTTTTACATGCCCAAGTTTCATAAAAAGGTATGTATGAAACACATCCTGATCATCACTTAAAACCTCTCCAGAGTTGATCGTTTCTTTAACCCTCCCAACTTTTAAATGTTTTTTCTTTAATTCGAGATACAGGTCTTCATCTGTTGCTATCATGTAGAGTTCAATCATATCGCTTAACGCAGCAGTTTTTGTTATGTCTTTTGTTTTTACAAAATCATCAAATATCGCTTGAATACTATCTGACACCGGTACTGAGATAAAGTTTTGTCTTGGCATAAGACACGCCCCTCCCTTAATAAATGTACCATAACTCCGACTTGAGGAGATACTTGGTCAAGACAAGTGTACCATAATGTCAGTCGATAGACAATAGATATTGCCATTTTATTCATAATTTTTTCAATCCCGGCCAAGTCTAAGCATTGTAAATTATTGTGCTCTATACCTGGATTTTGCTGTACAGATTAACATTTCAAGCTACCTCATTACCCCAGGCTTCCCAACCCTCCGGTCTTTCGCGAGCGAACAGTTCAATCCGTGGAACGTCGCCCATAAGGGTAACGATCCTCTGGCGTACTTCGTCTGGTTTTTTGCTGTGCTTCGTCCTCTCAGCGACGACGAGCTGCTTCACGTTCCGCTCGATCCGCTGCGGTCGGCCCCTGGTTGCCAGGAGACAGAGTTCGCTGCTGCCCATTGTCCACCGTCCCAGGTTGTAAGCCCATTTCCCGGTTACGGTCTGCTTGGCCCATACGAAGGCAACGGTCTTAAACTTGAACCCCCAGGCTGTGATGACCTCGAAGGCTTCCGGTAAGAGCGGATTGGTCGCCCAAAGGAACAGAACCGCGTCCTTTGCTGCAAGGTCTTTCACCTGGAGGGACTTGATCCACGCGAGGGACTGCGTTTCGTACTCATGATCCAGGCTGAAAGAGTGTCCCGTCATTTTGTCATTGTACGACCAGGGAGGATCTGCGTAGATTACCGGGAATTTACGGTCGGGGAACGGTATAATCTCAGCCATTAGCAGGCCACCCCCTTGTCCGTGGCCCCGACCTTGGCTACTCTGGCCTCTTGATAAACCTGTTCTAATCGACTATTGGATATTTCTACATACTTGTATTCCTTTTCGATCCCAATAAAAAAGCGGCCCGTGTTAATGGCCGCGATCCCGGTTGCCCCGCTCCCTATGAATGGGTCGAGGACGATTTCCTTTTCTCTTGTTACGCTTTGAATAAGCTGCTCCATAAGTTTAACGGGTTTTTCGTTTGGGTGAATGAGCTGACCTCCATTTATACGTTGACTGGTGATGACCGACCGAGGTCGTTTACCTGGAAATGAAAATTTACCTTTAACGGCGAACCAAATAACCTCATGGCCCGGAGAGAATGCTGATTTTAGATCACCCGCTCCATATAGTACCTTATCCCAGATAACTTGGGATTTGATTGTAAAACCCGCCCACTCAATAGCGAACTTAAAGGCATTTTGAACATCCCACCGGCAGAAACAAATCAAAGCCCCGTCTTCCTTCAGCACCCTGTTAGCATCGTATAACCACCAAATAAAAGGATTTTCGTCGTTGGCGATTTTGGCGAGACGTTTCGATTTGTCTTTTCTGGCACAGGATTGGTAGCTGATCCCATACGGAGGGTCGGTAATAACCGCATTTATACTTTCGTCGGGAATTCCTCTCAAGACGTCCAAGCAGTCGCCGTGCATAATCGTGTTTAAATATTCATCCAGAATAATAATACCCCCTTAAAAAATAAAGCCCCGGCAGTTTGCCAGGGTTTCGTAATTTCGATATTTATGTCCAGCTGAGTTCTTCAACGGCCCTCGCGAGGTCGTCCCGGCCCGGAGTCGTGTACTGCGTGACCATCGCGAGATTCGGGGAACCGTCCCGCTTCATATGTCCCGCGAGCCTCGCGATTACGTCTAACGGAACCTTGCGAACCGCAAGTTCGTGGCAGAACGTGTGGCGTAAGACGTGCGGAGTAACCTGTAAGCCCGTGGTTTTTGAATACTTTTCGATGAGGTGCTGTACGGCTCGTGTGGTCATTCTGTCGGAGCGTTGGGTCGTGAAAAGATACGGGGAACCGTTCTTTCGTCCATTCGCGAGGTAGTCGTCAATAGCCCTTCGAGCATCCATGTTGAGCGGAACCTCGCGATATTTGCCGCCCTTGCCCTGTTGGACGACGAGGGTTCCTTTTCTATCGCCGATCACTACATCCTTAACCCGTAGGTCGCAGAGTTCCTGTACGCGAAGTCCGGTATGCAGGAGTACCGTTATTATCGTGAGTTCGCGGAGTTCGCCGTCTTTTCTAACAGCCCGGACTAGCGAGTTTTGCTCGTTTCTGTCGAGCCATTTCGGAGCTTCCTGTTGGACGGTTACGTTATCGACGTACTTCGTGGGGTCATCCGGGATTATACCCTGGCTCACGAGCCAGCGGAAAAATACACCCAACTGGATCAGGTTAAGGGAGACGGTTCGCGGCTTATAGTTTTGCGAGGCCCAGCGTTTAAAGTTGGCGATGTCTAGCTGGGTTGCGTGGATTGCCGAATCCATGTCTTTCGCCATTACGGACGGGTTCGTCGTTGGCGTGGAGTTCCTTTCGGTCGTGGAGTTTCGCTGGGTATCGCCGCTGCCCTTACCCCTCGTGTCCGGTTTTCGCTGGGTATCGCTGGGATTCGAGTCTTTTAAAAATTGTGTGTTCGTTTTTGAGCCTTTCCCCTGGCCCCGATCCCCCCGGCTCCCCGTGGTATGGCCTCCTTCCGAATTCAACCAGCCAACGAACCGAGCCAGGGACGAACGGTACTGTCTGATCGTGAGTTCACTTTTTCCACTTGAACGCAGCGAGTCCAGGAAGTTTTCAATCATGTCTTTAATGTCCTCCTTTAATATACGACGAGAATTTCAAGGGTTAATTGATTGATTTTAGCCTTATTTTAGCTCAATTATACCATTTCCCGTCGTATATTGTAAGGAAGACAGACAATTACTGTTCCTCGATTTCTTCCAGTAGATCTTCCTCGTCGTCCAGGCCCAGCTCTTTTCGGAGTTGTTCGATCTCTTGCTCGATAGCCTCGTTCGACCTCTTGTCCTCGACTGTAGCTTCGACCTTCTGGACATCGGTCAGTTTACCCCGGTTCTTTAAAACAAGCTCCACGCCTTTAAGTTTGGCATGGTCACTTCGACCACTACGGACAATCGTCTTCAGCACGTTATACGTCTCGGTCAGAAAGTCCTCCATACAGCGGTCGGCGATCTCATTCTGGTAAGCCAGGAAGTCGTCGTCCAGCTTCCAACGGTAAACGGTACGCTCTGAGACTCCGATCTCTTTTGCGATGTCCTCGACTCTCTTGTATTTCAGGTCGTTGGTGGCGAACGCCTCGGCTGCTTTTCTCTGAGCAGGGGTCAGCTTCGCTCCGAGTTTTGAGAGCGAGCGACCGCTCGGCTCGTCCTGCGGTTTTTTAGCTGTCATTTCTACACCTCCGTGTCTGGGTTAATTTTTTCTTTCATTAGAGCAGAAATCCCCGTAAATCCCCGTCGTGTCAGTCACCCCTTAAATCACAGTAAAACCGACACCCTAAAGCCGACGAAACACACAGGAAACACCCAGGAAAAACAGAGCTTATTTTGAGCCTTCGACTTTAACGTCCCTCCCTGTAATCCCGGCTTTAACTGTACTCCCTGCTTTAACAGAGCTTGCAGTAAACCCTCGGCCCTTCCAATTGACGTAATACAGTAATGCAGGGAGCTTCGGAGCCTCCCCTCAAATACAAGGGTAACTGCTTAAAAGTCATACAAGCCTGACATGAATAATTCTCTGTAAGGTCTTACGGTATATAACCTGTCGATTGGCCCCCGGCCCTGTATTTATATAGTTAACTGGCTTTATTTTATGGTTATAGTTAGTGTAAACCTGGCTTTACAATCATTGTAAACTCTATTTGACAATACATTGTAAACTCTGTTTGACAATAGACCTTGTATTGTAAACTTTATTTGACAATACCACGGGAAAAAGGAAGGTCAGAATTTTTCTGTCGGAGTCAGCCCTTCGGCCAACGCTCCACCACTTGCGGTAGTGTTCGTAGCTTGCTTACAGAGAATAGGTTTAGGAAATATGAGTTATACTCTTTATGAAAAGGAGCGGAATCTTATGGATAGATTTTTCCGGGGTTTTATAGCTGGCGTTGTGGGTGGATTAATAATGAACGCTTGGAGCCTATTCTCATTTCACATCCTACACTTTACTGACAGACGTTACCTAGATTGGGCGAGTGCTGTACTCTATGGTCATTTGCCTAGTTCCACATTTGAAGCTGTGTACGCCCTGATAATTCAGATTCTATGGGTAGGGTTACTTGGCATTCTGTTTGCGTTTCTAGTGCCAACAATCACTTCCCGAGGATATTTGCTTAAAGGTTTAATCTACGGATTATCTATAGGTTTTTTAATTTATGCCATACCTACACTCTTACAAATGCCAGAACTTGCTGAAACTCCGGTTAAAACGACTGTTTCAGATCATATTGGAGGATTCATTTGGGGCTTAACGATGGCTTACACACTTCATAGGATGGACACAACGCCACTTAGAGGTTAAATAAAAGAAAAAGAGAGCGTCGGGGTTTAAAACCATGACGCTCTTTTCGTTCTACTCAGCTAGGACGTTAACGACCACGCTCGGCTTGATCGTCTCGTCGTTCTTCGTGGGATCAGGCTGATTATACAGGTCTAACGGCTGGGTCGTAATGGTGAAGGTCACTTTCTGCGAATACCCAGGCTCGACCGGAGTCAGCAGGATAAACACCCTCTTACCTTCGACCGATGCCCCACCACTCGCGAGCAGCGTTCCGTCGGCCTGTTTGTAAACGTAGGTAGCGGACTCAATCAGGAAGTTTCCTCCGTCCGTGGCCTCAAGCTCGATAGCGACCTCTTTGCTCTCACCTAGGATAAAGTCTTTCATGTCGGTACTGTCCTCCTTCCAGGTCAAATTATCCGGCATTTCAACAAATGCCAGCTTATCAGTTCTTTCAGTCACAGCGTAGCGGTCAGGCACTTCCGTAATAACGTAATCCAGCGACTTACGCAGAACGAATGAAGTCACAGACCGGAGCAGGTCGGCAAGGACGTTTACGATGTTTCCGGTCTTTCTGGCAGCATCAGCGGTAAGCACAGTCAGACCAGCTAGTCGCCTGTCGGTATCCCCGGCGACGGTAATTACGCCCCTTCTCCTGCGAACCGTATCGGCTCCCAGCGTTACGTTATTTCTCTGCACCCGAACCGTGTCAGCAGCCAGCGTCCGAAGGGATCGCAGCCTACGCACAGAGTCGGCGTTCAGCCCGATGGTATTCAGCAGCCTCCGTTCTGTGTCCGTCGTGGAAGACGTTGCCTTACGAATTCGGCGAACGGTATCCATCGGAATGTTGGTCATATAGAAGTAAAGCGTCACTTCCCGGCGAAGGTCGGCTCCCAGCGTCAGGTTATTTCTCAGCCTCCGGCAAGAATCCCCGGCGACCGTTTCAGAGCGTAAGGTCTTACGGAAAGTATCGACTACAGCGGTACTGGAGCGGACGACTCTCCTTCGGGAGTCCACAGCAACCTCGATTCCGTAGTGTCTTAAATTCCGGTAAGTATCGGCTGCGACCGTATAGATGGCCCGTAACCTGATAGCGGTATCCCCGGTAAGAACCACGTTCAAGCGTGCATTCCGGTAGGTATCGAATACGGCCCCGGCGACGTTTACTCTCAGCTTCCGGTTACTGTCTACGGCTGGCCCAGTAATAATCCTCGTCTTCCGTTTGGTATCTCCGACCGTGGAGGTCGAGATCACCACTTTTCGCCTCGTATCAGCGACCAGGGACGAGAGCTTCATAATTTTTCTGTTGGTATCAGCCAGGACGACAGCAGAGTTCCGTACCTTCCGGTAGGAGTCAGCACCCACAGTCAGCGTATTACGCAGCCTCCGAACGGAGTCAGCAGCCACGAAGTAAACCTTCCCGACTCTCCTTACTGTATCCGTACCGACAGAAGTGTCTTTTCTCAATCGGCGATGGGTATCAGCACCGACCGTCTCAGACCGTCTGACCTTTCGGAAAGTATCCAGCACCGGAGCAGCGGTATTGATGACGTTCCTTTTGGTATTCTCGGTCAGCGTATAATTCTGCACCAGCTGTCTAAGCGTGTCCAAACGAATACCCCCGGTTACAGCAGCGACCACGTACCGGAAGGTATCAGCAGTCACGTTCTCAGACCGGATGACCTTTCGGAATACGTCGGCCCCGTAGCTTTCAGACCGGACGACTTTTCTCCGGGAGTCGGTCACGTAAGCCAGGGACACCCTCAAGATCCGTCTGCTATCAGCGATCACAGCTTCGCTCCTACGGGTCTTGCGAAGGGAGTCGGGAGGGACAGCCTCAGACCTTCTCGTCTTCCTATAGGAGTCAATAGGCACAGCCTCAGAACGTCTTTTGTTGCGTAAGGTATCAGCAGGGATAGCCTCGCCCCTTCTGGCTCTACGGAGAATATCCGAGACGAGCGTCGTCGTCCGTTTGACGTACCGAGCGGTATCCAGGATGAGGCCCGTTCCCCTCACAGTCTTTCTGTAGGTATCGGCTGCGACGGTAAACGCCTTTTGCAGCTTACGGAAGGAATCAGCAGGGACGACCTCTGCCCGTTGTACCTTACGGTAGGTATCCACGGCAGCGATCCCGGTATTGATCCCGATTCTTCTCATTGTATCAAGAGCCATTAGCACGTCGGCAGAAATACCGACAGCCCGAACGGTATCGGCGACCAGGGAGAAAGAATTCGTGGGTTTTCGGTTTGAGTCAAACAGGAGGCCCGATTCTGTCTTTCTAATTTTTCTTACTGAGTCCGTGAAGATACTCGCGACCACGGAATTAATCGAGAACGTGTAAGCGTCTCCACCCCAGACCTCAGTATCCATTCGGGAGATTACGTTATCCCCAGTGTCCAGGATTTCGACGTAAGCTAACGGGAAGGTAATGTGTTGGCAATCGACGACTGCGGTTCCGTCGGCTGCTGCGTCCGTCACCGTGGAAGCCAGCCCTCCGATCCTGACCTTGTGTTCCCCGTAGTTCAGACCGGAGAATGTGATATTATCGGAGCTGTAAATGAAAAATTCGTCAAGGTCGGCGTAACCTTCTTTACCTTCAAATACGAAATAACCGTGGGACGAGGCTGTGTCGTTCGCTGTGGAAACACCCCAGGAGGTCGGCTCTGTACTTGAGTTCACCCAGGATTTACCCTGGATTGTCTGCCCGACGCAGGAAAGTTTTACAGCGTATTTCGTTCCATTCACGAAAGAGTAAGGCGTGTTTCCGAGAGAAGTTACCGTTCCGCTACTTGACTTAAAGACAAACAGCTTCCCTTGCACCCGGTTAATCTCAACGGTATAATAGCTCGTCCCGTTATATCGGAGGTAGGCTCTGAAATACGAGTTATTGCCTCCTGTGTAAGTACCGTTCAGCGTGGCCCTCGCGAGAACTACGCAGTCGCTATAGTCCACAGTATTTTTCCAGATCGAACCTTGCCCTGCGAACTGATCCTGGCCCAGCCTTACGTAACCGGCAGCGTTCCAGACTGCGTTAGAGTTCCCGTAGTTTGTCGTAACGGTATTCGTGGTAAACAGGTCTTTCGTAATTAACCCAGCGGAGCCTTTTCTGAGGGACTTCGTAACGACAGCCCTCGCGGTGTCAGCGTTCACGACTGCGATAATCACGGTAAACAAGGTTCGAAGGGTATCTCCGGTCATGGTCAGCGTGATTGCAGGTTTTCTCAGGGTATCAGCGATAAAGCTCGTATTCGCTGCGACCTTTCTCACCGTGTCCACAGTCAGCCCGATGGTATTACTTGTCTTTCTCGTAACGTCCAGGACCAGGTCGGCCTCGTTCGTCGGCTTCCTATGGGTATCAGCAGCCAGTGTCGTAACCCCTTGAATGTGTCGGTCAGCGTCAATAAGGTCTGTCCAGGTATCAATGATCGTCTTCGAGAGCGTGTCGGCTCCCAGGTCAGCGGTAGCGATAACTTTTCTTAGGACATCGACGTGGATGACTGCTTCGTCCATAGCGGTAAGGATACGGACTGTATCCACGACGTAAGCGACTGAGCCTTGAGCTTTCCGGTAAGTATCAGCAGCCAGGGAAGCGGTTAGCCTCACGATACGATAGGTATCCACAGCGATGGCCTCGGCCCTCTGAGCGATCCTCTTGGTATCCGTGGCGACGAGGTATTCTCTCATTCGTTTACGATACGTGTCCACAGCGAGGTCGGCGGTTGATACGTTTACTTGTACTTTCCGTAACAAGTCGGCGTTAATGGCAGCGTGGATGACAAAGGTAATCACCCTGTCGGTATCGGCCCCAAAAAGATTTTCGAGGCGAGTCTTTCTTTTTGAATCAGCATCCAGAGTCTCGTCCCTCTGGGTCTTCCGATCGGAGTCAGCTCCCAGAGCTGCGGTCTTCGTAAGTTTTCGAAGGGTATCGGTGATTTGATCACCAGAGGCCACGACCTTACGGAGCGTGTCCATAGGGTAGGCAGCGGAGGCTACAGCCTTACGGAGCGTGTCCAGGCCCAGAGCCTCGGAACGTGTCGACTTTCTCAGCGTATCGGCAACCAAGTAACCCCCGGCACTCACTACGCGAGCGGTATCAGCAGCCAGCGAAGTCAGGATCGACGGTTTCCTTTCGGTATCCACAGGGATCGCGTTTTCGTCCCGTTGGGTCTTTCTGTAGGTATCGGCCCCGATGGTATCACCCCGGCGAACGAGCCTGTAGGTATCCCCGGCGAGGCTTTCGTCTCTCTGGTCTTTCCGGTAGGTATCAACAGGGAGAGCGTTCACCCCTGCTTGACAGGTTCTTTTCGTGTCTACGGTGATCGCCTGGAGGCCCACGCTGCCCCCGTAGGAGTAAACGTCGCCACCCCAGACGTTATCCAGGTCGGAGAAGGTATCGACTACCACATCGCCATCGTCAATTATTTCGACCTGAGACTGAGGGAAGGTAATGTGATCCAGGGTTAAAGTCACAGTACCGGACGACTCCGTGGCAATATTCCCGGCGACTCTGGCTTTATAGCCTGTCGGCAGGTTCGTAACGGCGATGGTGTTCCCCATGTAAGCGAAGAACTCCGAAATATAGACCTGTTTCCATACGGCCCGAATACCGAATCCCCCGGTTCCGGTGATCGTGCTGTCCGTCGCGGAGAGGTTCCAGACAGCAGGTTCAGCGTTACTGGCAAGCCACATCTTTCCGTAAATAGCGGTAGAAGTCAGCCTTGACTTGATCATTCGCCAGTCTTGAGCAGGGAGGCTCAAAGCTCCAGAGTTGTTATACGTCGGAGGGTCAGCAGCCCCGGCAGGATATTTCACCATGTCGTTATAGTCGTATTTGTAGTCGAGTTTGTAAGCGTAGTAGGAACCGTCGGCTTTAATTCGAGACATAAGCTCCAGACCGTTGCCCTCTGTTGCGTCGTAAAAGGCACTATACGTCGATGGCCAATAATATTTCGCCTGTAGGATCACATCGGCGGTAAGGTTGTCCATATACTTGATCCTGGCAGAGCCTCCAGGGTAAGCGTCGGAACCCATCACGATCTGCCCGTTCGCCCCATCGTGAGTGTTCGTTCCTTCCGTCGTGTACTGGGATAGCGAGTCGGTCGTGAAATAGTCAGCCCGTAGGAGGCCCGACGTGGTTCTCGACAGAGCAGAGTTTCCGGTTAACTGTCGAGCGGTATCAGCAGGTAAAGACTGATTCGAGCGGAGCTTCCTTTCGGAGTCTACTGTTAAGCTCGTCGCAGTACCGCCCCCGGCCCCGGTCGGCGTTGCCTCGACGACGTTCGACATGGCCCCGAAATACTCGGTCGTTCCGTCCAGCATCATTCTGTCCACGATCACGAAACAGTAATTCGTCCCACCTGAGAGGCCCGTTACCGTTGCGGTCGTGGTCGTAAAGACAAAAGGTACGTCCAGGTAGTTATTGTCTGCTGTAATGGTTGCAGCGGCAAGCCCTGTCCCGGCCTTGTAGTAAATCCGTTTGAAGTCGCCAGCCTGTAGGCCACCTGTGACGTTTTGCCAGCTAATACCCATCTGACCGTCGCCAGGGGTTGCAGCGTATTGGGTGAATGTCGAATAGGTAGTCCAATCCAGCTTCGGCTTATTCGCACCACCTTGTCCGTGCATCAGGGTTACGGTATATCCGGTATTGACCGTCGGCTCAGTCGTACCTCTGGTTCTGAAAGCAACATAGGAACTACCCATATTAGCCAGCACAGAGTCCCGGACGTTAACCCAGTTGTAAATGAAAGACGTTCTCCCGATAACTCCGATGTCCCTGTTAACCCCAATACCCCAGTCGCCAATCTCCAGGGTTCCCCAATCCAGGACTTCCTCGGTCATAATTTCTGTCGATCCTGTGTTAGACGGATAGTGAGAATATCTCACGTCGATAAGCGATACCCCGGCAGGGGAGTAAGTCGTCAAGTCGAACCGTGTAAAATGTCGGTAGTTATACGTTCCGTCGCAGCCAGCTTTAACGGTAGACTGTCCTGTGTATTTCGAGACAGTTCCACCAGATAGAGCTTTTCGGCAAAAACCATCGGTATTCGTAGACACGTAAAGGGTCGGGTCGATGGTGATCGGGTATGCAGCTTCCCGGCTGTCCTGGTAGGAGATACCGTAATAATATTCGTCTGTAGACTCTAAGAACAGGTCGAAGGTTTTAATTTCCTTTGTCTGAGCGTCTTCGGCTGTGATTTCGTCAAGCCAGAATTGATCCGTCCCATCCTGGCCCAGAAAGATCAGTCTTTTGTCCGAGCGTCTTTTCCCGTTCTGAGAGGTTATTTTCACTCCGATAACGACTCTCACCGTATCCCGATTTAAGCCCAGGCTTACCGGATCGGGAAGGTTCTGTTTAAAGCTCTCGGTGAGGTAAATATTCTCTTTGAGGTTCGTCTCTTGAGACTCGAACTCCAGGCTTACGCCCGTGAATACGTCGGGATAGGTGATTTTATTCCCGGCGACAATCGGTTCCGAAGGGTTCGGAGCTTCGATCAGGGTTTTCTGTCCGCTCCGAAAGTCGTAATAATAGAGGCCCATGAGAGTTAAACCCACCAGTCCACCCCGGCCCCTGCGGTTAACGAACCGGACGAAATTATTCGCACCAGCAGAACCCTTAAAGCCAGCAGCAAAAGAGTTCGCCCGTGTTACATAATCGTACACACGAGGTTTAGCGTTCCGGTTATCCACGATCTCGGTTTCGATGTCCTGGAGGACTCCCTGTTCGTCGGGATAGTGAACAGGTACAGAAAAAACGGAGACGGTTTGTGTTCCGTCTCCGTTATCAAAAACTTTTGAAATTAACTCTCGTTTAGAAAGAATCTCAGTTTTCACATTTACACCCCTCTACAGGGTCATAATTGACACAGCACCACTCCCCGACGAAGTTCCCGGCCTCGTCGAAAAGCCCCAGGTAGCAGTCGTCGCCTTCGACTCTCTCGAAGGGACAGTCTTTTTTGAGAGGTCTAGGCATTAGTAACCCTCCCTATACTATACAGCTTCGATCGTGGCACTCACGGAAATATCCACGGAGGTATCGTTCTGCGGAGCTTCGTCGGATGTCGCTTTAGCCACAGCCCAGAAAATGTAGTTTGAGACACCGATTACGGTCGCGATGGTCAACGAGTTATTATAGGTCACAGCGTCGATCTCAGGCTGGGTCGGAGCGGTATCGGAGTTCTTAAGGACTAGCTTCCATTTTGCGTTAGTCGTGCCGACCAGGGAAACAGTCGTATTTCCTACGGTCTGGTAGTTGACAGGGTTGTTCGCACAGCGGAGAGCCAGCTTGATCGGAGCAGAGACTTCGTTGTTCGTTGCGTTCAGCGTGATGGAGATTGCAGCAGTACCGTCACCCTCAGATACGCGAGTTCCGTCTGTACCGCCCAGAGTCGGGGTTCCTTTGTAGACACCGATGTAAGCGTTAGCCATTTTGAAAAATCCCCCCCTTAAAAAAATTGTAGAGCGTTTTTAATTCCGCTCTCATTATTAAGGAAAGGTGTAAGGTTTTTTTACAACCTTGCATGCGAGTTTTTTGAATTAATTTTAACTCAAAGAATGACTATAGTTCTTTATTTAATTCACATAATCTTACATCTAATTTAGACCTGAAAGCAACTATAGTACCTTCCCTAAGTCTTTTAAAGAACTCCGGAAAGTCCTTAGGGTTAATAAAATGGAATTGATACCTATAACTAATTCCCAACTTGACTAGCAACTCATTTAACTTTTCAAAATGTGCTATAGCATATTCATTCTTTTTTATATTTTCTTGATGGGGATCAGTTAACTCCATATCATCCTTAACTTCAATAACCAGAATTATGTTATCAATTTTAATAAAAAAATCCGGATTAAAAGTACCACGTTTATGATGTTCACCTTTTCTCCAAGCATATTCTATACCATAAAATCTTGTAGCTGTTGATTTTATCCAAGAATCTATGTGTATTGCGTTGTTTGCAGAAATAAGCTCGCGAATAAAATTACGTTCGGTTCCGGCATCAGCAATAACTAAGTTTAATGGTGTCTTAAAGTCATATTCATTTTTGACTGGAAAACACTTATAAGCAGAATCTGGTTCAATAACCTCTTCGTAAAATTCCAACTTTTCCTGTCCTATATAGCTCTGCGTAACATCAGTAACAAATACTACTTTATCTGCACGGAGTTGTGCCGCACTCACACTGTCAGTTGGTCTATCATTTGTGCTAATGATTACTAATTGATCAGGACTGAATTTATATCGGACTACTTTCGTACCGGGCCTCTTTACAGTACCAAGAGCAGATAAAAGTCTCTGTCGATTACCATCACTAACCAACTTATCTCCCTTTAACGAGTTAAAAACAATTTTTAATAACCTTTCATATGGATATTCCTTTGAGTAATTAGTGTGCTCTTTGCTGTCAGGGAGTAAAGCAGATTCCATATCAAGTGTTTCTAATGTATTGAACATTTGTGCAGCTACTACTTCAGGTGTGAACATTTTTCTTCTAATTGCAGTATTCCATGTTTCTATTGTTTGTGTAATCGCTCTTTCAATGTCCACCGAAACATCTACAATTTCTCCTTCAGATGGCAAATCAACTATATCGTCCTTAAGTAGATTGAAATGATTCTTCTTTTTCTTTACTTCTGATTTTGTTTCGACGGTATAACTAAGGTTGTGTAACTGAAAATTATATTTTGAATCAGGAATAACCTTTGATGATAGACGTTTTTCATTCTCTAGGATTTCATTTACCAAATGGCGAATACTTCCGACCCAAGCAGCATGGTTAAAGACTATTACTTCTGCTTGATTACCTTTCCAACCATCTGGTATTCTTAATCCTCGTCCAAGAACTTGAGCTATTAACAACTTTGAATTAAAAGCTCTTTCCTCATGTGGTACAATTTGAAATACGCGTTTGACGTCCCATCCTTCAGTTAGCATAGATACTGAGAGTATCCATTCAACATCACTATCCTCATCATCTACTTTTCGAAGTTTTGGTACATCTGGGGCATTATTATAAACAATCAAAACCTTTTTATTTGCTTCATCTTCACTTAATCTTTCTTTATCTACCAAATAATCAATTAATTCTTCTCCGACCTCTTTACACTTTTTTATTGTAGGTGTGACAATTATAGTAAGTGGTAATAATTTTCGTTTCTTAAATTCCTTGCGAAGTTTTTCATGCCTGTTATAAATTAATTGCCATCGTTCGTCATGTTCTCCTGTTGTGGGTTCTTCAGCTATGTATCTAACAATTTTGACAAAACGCTGCTCCATAGCTTCTCTTAAGGAATAACGATATATCACATCTGAAAAATAGTTATTACCAACGAAACAAGTTCCTGAAAAACCAAAAACTATTTTAAAGCCATAATCTGTATTCTCTAAAAATTCTTTCCATTTCTTGGTTTGCGTTTCCGGTTCATTAGCAACATGGTGAGCTTCGTCATTTAGGACTGCAACATTAGCCCCTTTCCCCCAGAGACTATCTTTGATTGATGATTTAACATGTTCATAAACTGCCTCACGGTTTTCCACACATATACAGCCAGGGGTTATTGTATCGCTTGCGTTAATAATCTTAGGTATAGTAATTATGGAATCAGCGGGTAATAAATCACCCATGTCTGCGTTTCCTGCTAATGAACGAAATTTCTTAAGAAGCCCTTCTTCGATAGTTGTTGAAGGACATAATATTAAAATTCTGTCTACGGTACCCTCTGCAAGAAGAATTGCAGATATACCATATATAACATAGCTTTTACCTGTTCCAGTTGCTAAATCAATTGAAGCCGATAATATATTAGGAAGTTGTAAGTGCCGTTCGAAATTCTCCCATGTCCCATATCTATCGTGTAAAACATCATTTATATCCCAATTATCCCTTGCTAGTGCCCTTAAGTTAGTATACGCTCCTCCTAACAAGTAACGCAAAGCTGTTCGAATTGCATCTTTTTGATACTCTCGATCACCGCAAAGCTCGTCAATGAAAGCTGCGTATCGATCTTCATTCCACTTAGAACGATCAACTCCTGTTTTAACTTTTAAAGTTAAGTCTTTAAGCTGAAATCTTTGTCGATCAGTCTTTGGCACATTAAATCGACTCCTTCTCCATTTCGGCTTCCTTTTTTAAGACGGGTAATCCAAAATCTTCTCTTAGAATTACCGCTTTAAATTCGTTACCATAATGGTCCACCCATATAGCCATAACTTTCTCTCTTATTGCATAGGAATCAAAACGTGCTACCCATTTAGAAGACTCTAACTGTTCTCCAAAAAAAGCATAATCTAAATCAAATACTTTTCCGTCATAATTAACATCTATTAACAACATTGCAAGAGTTTCCATCCCACCACGTCTTTCGGAACCCTTAATTTTTGCTTTACTAGCAAAAGTTTTTGTTTTTATTAATGCGTAACCTTTTCCTTTTTTTTCAGTCTTTGTCTCAAATGTTACTTCAGGTGGATTCATGAATGAAAAACCGTATGACTCCTGAATATCGTTAACATCATTTTCGTCCCTTGCTTGTAGCACTGCTTGGAAATCTCGATTGTGCAACTCATGAATTACAGAGTATGGTATGCGTAATGCGTAATATCGAACCTTATCCCGGTCAATATAATCTTGTTGGAAATCAAATTGTAGCATTGGAGCTATAATATAGAATTTTCTTCCGATTTTATTAACAACTACTCTGTGAATATCATCAATCGTTTCTTCACTGATCTTTTCGTCAGGGTGTTCTTTCCAATTATATACCAGCACAGGGGCACTCTTTTTTTCACCATCTAGTTTTAAACCACCTATTGTATGGGGTTTTTCCTTACATTCAAATAACTGAAGTGCAAAGAAACGCCAATCTTCCCATGGAAGTTCTTTAAGTGAAGCGAAGTCATAATGGCCTGAATTATACAGTGCAAATGGTTTAGCAAAAAGAGGGTTCCCTTTTTTATTACCAATTTCAGTACGCAAGTTAAGCATTCTTTTTTGGATTGTATAAATTGCAAATTTGCCACAATCAATTCCAATCCATTTGCGGCCTAACTTCTCGGCAACTGCTAATGTTGTTCCCGAGCCTGCAAACGCATCAAGAATAAGATCACCATGATTTGAAGAAGATAAAATTATCCTTTCTAAAAGAGTTTCGGGTTTTTGAGTCGGATACCCTAGTCTTTCTGAAGATCTATTATGTATAACACGTATATCGTTCCAAATATCTTGCAATGGAACTCCTTTAAATTCATCTAAATATCTCTTAAGTCTAGGAATTCCCTTTTTAGGCCAATGAAGTCTACCTTCAGCGTCATGCAGTTCCATTGTATTTTTGGGACAACGCCAGACATGCTTTATACCTTTAAATTCGTATTCATATCCTCCTCCGCTTAGACCTCCTGCCGACAAGTCACCCCTAGCATATCTTCGATTTGTTTCAGGCTCTATTTGATCAAAAAATTGTTCAACATAATCAGGGCTGGGTTCTGTTAACACTTCATTCCAAACCCATTGAGATGATTTAGTGTAAAAAAATATAGTATCATGTATTGCACCACATTGTTTGGAATCGTTATGTGCACTTTGTCTCTTCCATACTATTTCATTCCGGAAATTAGATTCATTGAAAACCTCATCTAATATGGCTTTGATATAATGAGATTTTTTTGTGTCAAGGTGAACATAGATTAAACCATCATCTGACAATAATTCTCGTAAAAAAATTAGTCTTCTTCTTAAAAATTCAATAAATTCTGCACCCGCTACTTTATCCTGATAAGCTTTCTGATCTTTGCTGCCGCGAAAATCTTTTTTTGTTGAAAATGGTGGATCAATATAAATAAGCTTTACTTTTCCACATACTTCAGGATCGTCTTGCAATCTTTTCATTGCTTGTAGATTATCACCAAATATTAATCGGTTTTTCCATCCGGAAGTGGCATTATTAAATGTTCGAATAAGTTGGAGTGGAACTGCCATTGTATCTCTGATAATTTCGCCTTCCGGACGCTTACTTGCATATACTAATTCATATTCTTGTCTTTCCGGAGGAAATAATGTCCAACGCCATTCTGGAGGCAATTCACCGTTTTCATCAAGTAGTCTCTTTATATGTTCTATTTGCTCTTTAGTTAATACAGCCATTATACTCATCCTTTTCCGCTTGAAAAAATTAATCTAAAAGGATTCGACATTTAGATAAATTTTCCCTTGAAGAAAAATAAAAAATACCAGCATCGAAATCCGGTATCATAGAATATTCAAAGCTTTAAATTAACAAAAATATAGACTTCGGGAGCTGGCGTAAAGCTGCCCCTTCCGTTATAATGTGGAGAACGGAGGTTCGGTAACTATGTTCTATTACAGCGGCACGAAAGATCCGATTCGCCTTAATGACTGGGTTTCATGGTACGCCGACCCGGACGCGAGAGGGTATATACTCACCCTCGATACCAGTATCAATTTTTCTATCTTCTGGGACGACGTAAAGGTTAAGCTGTACCCGTGCGATTACCTGGAATTTTTACGGAAACTGGAGTAAACCAGTTTCTTTTTTATGGTAAGATCGGGATAAAAATAAAGGGAAAGCGGAGGAGAACAAATGATTATAATTCAAGGTAAGAGAGGTTTAATAGAAATTGTGGAACCAGAACTAACCCCAGAAGAACATGAAAAGTTTGTCCGAAGGTATTATCTTACTCTTATTGAATGTTTGCTCGAAATTCAAAAAGTAGAAAGAGCAGGGATTTCAAAGACATAAATAATATACACGAATGGCTAATATCCATTGATTCCATTGGTATTTCTGATAAATGTGTTCCTTGATAAAGTGTCTAATCCATTTGTCTGATGCCTGTAAAACCCGGATTCCAAGGGGGGAAATGGTCAGATTAGACATAATTGAGAAACTATTAGACTTTTACGTGGGCACAATTAATTTTACTGAATGCATACAATACAGGCATTCTTGAGGATTACTTTGACATAGAATGGCAAGTTATTTTGTCGTTGAAATCCCTGAAGAGACTCTACTTCAAGCCAACGAAAATAAAAGAACTCCGGGAATTGGCGTAAAGCCAGTTTTCCTTTATCCTTAATCGTTGATTAATGCCCATCATGGTTGTATAATTAACTAACCATTATGGGTATTTTGAAGGGAGCGGATTTCTTGGAAGTAAAAAAAGGGCATTCACAAAGAGCGGTCGCATATTGCAGGGTATCGTCTGACCATGACGACCAGCTAAGCTCCCTAGCTAATCAAAAACAGTATTGGGAGGAATATATCGAGGGTAATCCCAGCATGATTTTTTGCGGCCTTTACGTTGACGAAGGACTCTCCGGGACAAGCACACTAAAACGTGACGGGTTTAATCAAATGATTCGGGATGCACGTCAAAATAAATTTGACGTAATATTAACGAAGGAAGTATCTCGTTTTGCCAGAAATACCATCGACGTTTTAAGCTACACCCGCCAATTAAAAGAACTTGGGATCGGGGTATACTTCCAAAACGATAATATTTATTCGCTCGATAAAGACGGTGAATTAAGGCTTTCTCTTATGGCAACGCTGGCCCAGGAAGAAAGCAGAAAGACCAGCGAGCGGGTAAAATGGGGCCATAAGAGAGCCATGAATAACGGAGTCGTCTTTGGAGCCGACCGGATTTTAGGTTACGATCTGATTAATAAAAAATTAACCATTAACGAGGAAGAAGCGGAGATCGTCCGTAAAATTTTTAACTGGTATCGCGAAGGGGAATCCTTGCACGGCATTGTGCGAAAGCTTGCGGACATTGGATTTACAAGGGGAAAATTGAACGGTTCAATCGACCATACTTGGGTTAAGAGAGCTTTAACCAACGAAAAATATTGCGGGGATTTAGTCCAGCGAAAATATTACACTACTGATTATTTAACCCATAAGCAAATAAAGAATACAGGAGAAGAACCACTTATTATCATCGAGGATAACCACCCCTCGATCGTTACAAAAGAGGTCTGGAAGGAAGTCCAAAATAAGCTCTTAGGGAATCGGAAAAAGTTTAAGGAAGAAGGAGTCGGGTATTCTCGCCACGTTTGGGGCGGTAAAATGACTTGCGGGAATTGTGGAAAAAAATTTAGGAGAAGGGTTTTAAAGAATAAGGACGGCAGCGACCGCCCGGTCTGGATTTGCCCGACCGCGTATGACAAGGGTAAAAAAGGTTGTGAGAATTCAAGCTATATACGGGAAGAAATTTTGGAACAGATTTTCATGGATATATTTACCCAATTAAAACAGGACAAGTCACGGCAAAAATTCGTCGAGGAGATTATAAGCGTTTTGGCCCGAACGCTTGCGGACACGAACAGCACAAAAGGCATTGAGGAGATCAATAAACAGCTATTCCAGGTTACGAGCCAAAAAAAGAAGTTGCTTAATTTATACCTTTCGGGAAGTTCCCTAGACGACGAAATGTTTAACGAGAAAAACGAGGAACTCCAGCGGGTCGAAAATAATTTACGTGAAGCTCTGGAAGCGGCTGAGAACAAGAGTCAGATCCTACAGACTAAAAAGGAAAAACTGGAAAAACTGTATGAGCAGCTAAACGATAGGTCAGAGCTTACTGAGTTTAAAAGAAGTTTCGTCGAAGAATATCTGGAAGAAATCATCGTCGTAAATAAAAGTCAGCTTACTGTAAAACTGGTTGCACAGGAGTATAATGTCGACCGTAGCGAGTACCCTAAGAGGGTGTGTAATGGAAATCATCCACCTTGGCGACCACTGGGACGTGCAGGGCATCCGGAGCAACAAGAAGGAAATCCTCGCCACCAACCGGGAGGTGGGGCGCCTCTTCCGGCGCGCCTACGCATATCTGGCCGCCGCCAAGCTCTTCCTCGACGAAGTGGAGTCCTACTACACGGAGAGCGGCGCTTTAAACAGCGGCGCCTTTGACCGGATGGCCCTGGAATTGACCCATGAAATTTTCGAGGAAAAACAGGGGAGTGTTGAAAACCCTAAAGCCCGCCACCTTTTCGCCACCGCCATCACTCCGGACGGGCCGGTCAGCCACCTGGAAACCGTGGTCGGCCACCTGAACAAGCGCTACATCATCAGTGGAGACGACGGCACCGGCAAAACCACCCTGATCCGGCGGCTGATGGAGACGGCCCTGGCCCGGGGCTATAACGTAACGGCGTTCCACTGCGCGCTGAACCCCCACCTGGTGGATCACCTGGTTATCCACGACCTCGGCCTGGCCGTCATCAACAACGTGGAACCGCACATCTACCGGCCCAAAGAAGGCGATCGCATGGTCGACACCATGGCCTGCGTCGATCCGGTGATCAACGAGGCCTTCCTGGCGGAAAAGGGCGCTGCCCGAGGAATGTACCGGCAGTGCATGGAGCAGGCGATTACCTTCATCAGCCGGGCCAAAAAAGTTCACGACGAGATGGAGAAATACTACGTGCCTTTCATGGACTTCGAGGCCATCAACGCCAGGCGGGAGAAAACGCTGCAGCGCATTCTCGACCTGGCGGCGGAAGTCTGATAGCTTCAT